AAAGAAGATGAAGAAAAAGAGGATGAAGGTCAAGACAATAAAGAAGATTCGTCAGATTTAGAAAATAAAGAAGTGGAGGAAAAATAGATGATAAATAATGAAAATGAACAAGAACGTTCATTAGAAAATAAAATCGAAAATAAAAATAATACGAATATAAAAATGAATCAAAAATTTAGTTTTATTAAAGCAATTAATGCAATTGCTAATAATAGATCTTTAGACGGTATTAATGCCGAAATAGTGAAAGCAGGTGAAGAAGAAATGCGTAATGCAGGACTTTCTTTCAATGGACAAATTCAATTACCTGTAGGTGAATTACGTGCAAATGTCACTGTAACTGCCGAAGGAGAAGATATAGTTGCAACCGACTTATTTGATATTGTCACTCCTTTACGTGCTAAAAATGTATTAGTACAAGCTGGTGCTAAATTCTTATCAGGCTTAAAGGGAGACGTATAGCTTCCAATCATGAGTGCATGTAATGTTAATTGGGCTGGTGAAGTTGCTGCTGCACAAGATGGTGCTGGAGCATTTACAAGCATTGTGTTAAAGCCTAATCGTTTAACCGCTTATGTAAATATCTCTAAGCAATTACTTGCACAAGATACTTTAGATGTAGAAAATATTATACGTCAAGATTTAATCAATGCAATCAACAGCAAACTTGAAGCTACTATATTAGGTAATGGTGCTGCTCAAGATGGCTTAAATCCTGGCGGTATGTTCTATGGCCAAACCCCTGAAACTATATCTGATTTTGCAGGAATCGCTGAAGTTGAGGCCGAAGTTGAAGAAAACAACGTATTTGGTCCTTGCAAATGGGTTGTTTCTCCTAAATTCAAAGCTGCTTTAAGAGCTTTATCATTAGGCGAAAATGTTGCTGCTAATTTATTCTACAATTCAGAAATAGATGGCACTGTTGCTTTATCTACCTCAAATGTAGAATCTAAGAAAGCTATTTATGGAGATTTCAGTAATCTTGCTATAGGTCAATGGGGTGCAATTGATGTTACAGTCGATCCTTATACCCAAGCCAAAAATGGCATGATCGTGCTTGTCGTGAACTGTTATTTTGACGCTAAAGTGATCAGACCTGAAGCCTTCGGATTTGCAGAAGTTAAATGATTTTTCTTCCATATTTCTTAAATATTCATGGTGGCAGGATGCAATATTTCCTGCTGCCAATTTATAAAAAATTTATTCAAAATAAAATGTATATAAGTTTAGAAGAGGCAAAGAAACACTTGAATATAGACCCTGAATTTACAGAGGACGATGCATATATCGAATCATTGATTGCTGTTGCAGAAGATGCTGTGGCAAAACATATTGATATGCCATTATATGATTTGTCTGATGAAGATGGTTGTCTACCGAGCGGCTTAAAACATGCAATACTATTGTTTGTTGGTAATATGTATGACCATAGAGAATCTACAATTACATTAAATATCAGTGAAGTGCCTCTTGCCTATAATTATTTGTTGGATCTCTATCAAAAATACTAATTTATTATCTAATTTATTATGAGAGCTGGAATTTTGACAAAAAGGATTTAGATTTACCGAGAGTATAAATCTGTTAATGAGTATGGAGAAGCTATAACTGGTAATTATGAATATGTTCATTCAACACGCGCAGAAGTTAGACAAACTAATGGAACACGTGTAGATGAAAATTCAAATATGACATATACGTCATTAGTGACTTTCAATATGAGATATTATGTTGACATTAGGGATTATGATCGTATTCTTTATAATGATAAATTCTATAGAGTTTTGAATATTGATAGAAAGGATAAGCAAAACTATATTACTGTAGATACAGAATTAGTAAATGATTAAAAATAATGTATAATGATATGATACAATCAATTTTGATAGGCAAGGCAATATATACAATTTTAAGCAATGACGAATATATAAGTTAGAAATTAACAGGGAAAGTAGATGAAAGCTATAAATTGAAGGTTTATCCACTTATCGCGAATTCTAACACAACATACCCTTATATTACATATAAGAAAAACAATATTTAGAGTTCTGGAACTAAGGATGGAATTTCTTTTGATACTGTTAGTTTTTCTATTTCTGTTACTGATATAAACTATAATTCATCATGCGATATTGCGAATAAAATAAGAGAAATATTTGAAAGACAAGAATTCAATTTCAATAATGGCTTTAGAATTCATGACATAAATTTGACAGGAGTCGATGAAATTTGGAATGATGAAGCTTTTGTGCAAATTTTGACATTTGAATGCAGAGTCACAAATTAAAAATAAATATAAAAATAACAAATTTAAATAACAATGAAACAAATAATTTCTGGAAATGATTTAATGCTTTTCGACAGCACTGGAAAATCAATAGGATATGCAACTAGCCATACATTGACAATAAGCTCATCTACCACAGAAACTACATCTAAAGATCACGGATTTTATGCCGGCAATAAAGTCAATAATATAAGTTGGGAGGTAAGTTCTGAGAATCTCTATACAACAGAAGAGTATGATAGTTTATTCACTGCAATGATGACAAGATAGTCAGTAACTATATATTTTGGCTTAAAAACAATACCTACTGATGAAACTAAAACTGTTGTAAATGATGATTATAATGCATGGTCATTGGCTCCAACTGCTAATGTGGCTGATAGTACTACAGAAGCCGTAGGTTCCTATTCAGGTACTGGATCTGTTTCAACTGCCACACATGGATATTTCGGAAAAGCATTTATTACTAATTTAACTGCTAATGCAAATGTTGGAGAGAATGCCACTTTCTCAGTAACATTAACAGGTGATGGAAAGATTGCGAAAGTCGCAAATCAATAATAATTTATTCTTATTCATAATTAATTATATTTTTTTATTAGAAAGAGGGACAATTTTATTGTGCCTCTTTCGTTTTTTTGATAAATATATAAAATATTTAAGAATATATGAAGATATAGATTAAAGATAAAGAAATAGAATTGAAACAAAGTTTACGAGCATTATTAATGTATGAAAATATTACAGATAAATCATTTAATCCACAAAATTTTAGCGATATTATCACATATTTTTATTGCATAGTTGTGTGTTCAAGTAAAGATTATTCATTAAGTTTTGATGAATTTATTGATTTAATTGACGAAAATCCTGTAATTTTAGAAGAAATGACAAAATGGTTAAATACCGAATTAACTAATAATAATATATTAAAAAAAAATTAAATAATTCTGATACTAAAGATGAAGAAAAATTGCCTGTACATTATCTTTTCAGATTATTCTGTTTCGAATTTCGAATAATGAGCATACAATATTTCATGGATGATTGCCATATATGGGAAATCAATGATATTGTTGATAATATTCCATATATTGATAGAAATAGTTGGGAATAGGCACGATTATTGGCTTATATTGGTGCCTAGGTGCATTCTACTAAAAAATTGGACATTGCGGATATAATTTAGTTTAAATGGGATGGGCCCAACGAAAAAAATACAGAAATTTCTAACAATGATATTCAAAGATTAAAGAATAAATCAGAAATGTTACAAAAAATGATGAAAGAAAAGAAATTAAAAATAAAATATATTGATTCGGTATGAAAATCTACTATACAGAGCAGCTAGAAGAAGCGACATTAAAAGATTTAGCCGCCGTGAATAGAGGTTTAGTAAAAGCTGCGATTCAAATAAGAGATGAGGCGCGTGTCAAATTCAGTAACAATAGAAAAAACTATAAAATTAGTAAGTTTCAGGACGCGATCATGCTTGGTAAGTTACGTAAAGATTAGAATTCTATCGCCATACACGGATTTGGGTCTAAAAATAATGACAAAGAGCTTTTTAAAGCACGCTTTTTTATTTTGGGCACCAGATGGCGCTCACAAACCCAACTAAATGGGAAAAAATTACAAAAATCTAGAAGTGTTGGACGTATAGAATCATTGAATACTCTTGATCAGGTTATAGGTAATGCAAACATAAAACTTTAGCAAGAAATTCAAAAATCATTAAACGAAGCAAATAGGTAATTTGAAATGATTTTAAATAAAGTGTTTATATAAACAATTATAATATCTTCTGTTATATATTTTAAAAGAAAATTTAATATATGACAGAAGAAATTTTTAAAGTTTGTTATCAAGGACCTAGAGTTACGTGGGAAGTGAGTAATTTTGGACGAGTAAAGAAAAATGGAGAAATTTATAAACCTGGAACAAATAATAAAGGATATTTAGTATTTGGTCCTCATTATTTTGTTCATATAAATGTTGCAAAACTTTTCATACCCAATCCAGAAAATAAACCAGAGGTCAATCACAAAGACACAAATAGGTTGAACAATTGTGTGGATAATTTGGAATGGTGTACACATAAAGAAAATTGCAACAATCCGTTAACGAGACAACATATTTCTGAAAGAAAAAAGGGAGAACAAAATCCAATGTACGGAAAAAAACATTCTGAAGAGAGACGTAAACAAATAAGTGAATTTATGAAAGGCAATAAATATGGTTGTGGAAAATTGCATTCTGAAGAGACAAAGAAAAAAATGAGTGAATCTCATAAAGGAAAAGTTTTTTCGGAAGAACAGAAGAAAAATATGTCAGAATCAAGGAAGGGTCGTCATATTGTCCTATGTGAAGATGGAAAGCGACATTGGGTATAATTAAGAATAAATAATAAAAATCATAATAAATTTTATGAGTTCATTATCAGTAGTGCTCTAGGCAGATACGAGCGGATTCAGTTCTGCCATCGAAAACGCCAAAAAATTATTAGAGCAATATACATAGAAAAACAAAGAATTGGCCGACCAAATAAAGTCTTCTACAGGTGTGACAGACGAACAGGTTAATGCCTACAGGCGAATCATCAAGCAGCTCGAAAAAGTTGGTTCTGGTTCTCTTTCTACTGCACAACAACAAAAAGTCCTTGAAAATCAAATAAAGGAATTAAAGATATAGTGGGCTAATTTATCAGAAACAGCAAAAAATTCAGATTTTGGAAAATCTATATCAGAGCAAACACGAACAGCTGAAAAACATTTGTCGTAGTTACGTGAACAGATGAAAGCTGTATCTGGAGATATGGACAATTCGTCTGGAAAAGTAGAAACATTATCATCTAAATTAGGTGGTAATTTAGTTTCTAGTATTATGTCATTAGTTGGTAAATTTGCTGTTTTAGCTGGTGCCCAACAAGTATTTGATAAGCTTGTCAATTCCAACTAGGCTGCCGCTGATACTTTTGCAGGTGTTATGTATACGACTAAAACTGCTGTTGATAGTTTCTTCTATTCTATTTCAACAGGTGATTTTTCAGCGTTTCATAACGGATTGAATAACCTTATTGCCCGTTCAAGGGCTGCTGCAGATGCAATTGATTAGTTATAGAATACTCTCATGTCATACAGTGTCATAGAGGCAAAAGCATAGTCAAAAATTAAGGCTGCTCGTGCAATTCTTTATGATCCTAATGCAACTGAGGAGCAAAAAGAACAAGCCAAGAAGGCTTTAGAGGATGCATATAAATAGATAAAGAAGGCTGCTGAAATTGTTGTTGATGATTACGCAAATGATATTAAGAAGGAAGTCGAAGCAAAGTCTAATATTTCTTTAGGTGATAATGCCATTAGTATTATCGATGAGTGGCTTGAAATTGATGCGAAGGAAGGCAGGAAAAAAGCAAAGGAAACAGCAGATGCAATGTATTAGTCATATGAAGAGGAATTAAGGAAGCTTCGTTTAGAAACTGGTCAAGATGTATCATCTACTGATTTATATAGAGGACAGTATTCAGGTAACTATGGAAATCAGAGAAATGATGCCGCATATGCTGAAGGATTAGAGAAACTTAATGAAAAATATAAGTCTGCCATTGTCTATAATACCTTATTGAACAAACTTAATGATGAACAATTAAACTAGTTAGGTCAGAATCGTATCGCGATGATACGTTATGCAGATGCAACATCAGATGCTGCTGTACAAACAGGAAGACTTTCAAAACAATTAAGTACAACACCCACAACCCCTAAAATAACACAACCAGATTTAAAAGTTAAGCCATTAGATTTAACTGTAAAACCAATTAACTGGGGCAGAACTGAAAAAGAGATTGATACTGAGATTGCTGAAATCCAGAAGAAGATTAAAGAGACTCCTGAGGGTGCTTTACGAATAAAATTACAAGCAGACTTATCTACATTAGAAGAAGAGAAAAAGAATTTTGGAAAGGATCCTATAAAGGTGAAATTGGAAGCAGAAGTTGCAAACCTCGATTTATCAGGCGTAAAAAATGCAGACCTAACTATTGGGGTTGGAGACAAATCTGAAATATTAAAGAAGAATGCAGAAGGTATTAATGAAATGTTATCTTCATCTGAACGTCTTTATTCAGTTTGGAATAGAATAGGTGATAGTTTTGATAATGGAAATATAATCGAATAGTTTTTTGCAATTTCTAATGCCATTTCATCAACTATAGATTCTGTACAAAATTTGATATCAGGTTTCTAGAAAGTAGGAGAAGCCGTACAACAATTACAAGAAATCTATTCTGCCGCCTCACAATAGAAGATACAAGAAGATAATGCAGAAACTGGCAGTAATCTTGCTAAGGCTGGTTCAGCCTCAACAGCAGCTATTGCAGAAGGTACACATAAAGCAGTGTCAACCTCTAAATCATGGCAAGAGGTCATTATTGCGATTGCAGCAGTAATATCAGCGATCACGGCAGCTTTGGCACTTGCTGGAAAGTTTGCTAATGGTGGTATTATTCAAGGAAAAACAACAATTGGTGATTATAATTTAGCACGTGTTAATTCTGGAGAGATGATATTGAATTAGAAACAACAAGGTCGATTGTTTAAGATGTTGAATGGTTCTATAAATCAACCAAATAACAATATTACAGGTGATGTTAATTTCAAGATTGAAGGAAGTAATCTAGTAGGAGTTTTAAATAATTATAATAGAAAGAAATCTAAAATATAAAAACGAAAGAAGGACAATTTTACGTCCTTCTTTTTTTATAAATA